CGCCGCCGCGCTGCTGAATGTCCACTCGCGCTCGTACATCACGCCCCAGCGATAATTCCAGACGATCGCGGTGGAGGGTTCGGCGTTAGCGTCGGCCGCGAAGAACCAGACGATTTCGGATCGGGTGTCGTCGTGCAGGGTGTGGGTCTTGCGCCGCTGCGTGTAGTTGAGCGTCGCCGCCAGGACCGACATCGCGTGCGAGATTACGAGGTCGTTATCGCCGTTGAAGATCCGAATGTCCTTCAGCGGCGTCATGTAGGCGAGCGCGACGACGGTCGTCTCTTGCACCTTGCCGGTCTGATCGATGTAGCGCGCGCCGGCCGGGATGCGGACGATGGCGCGCTTACTGACCGCGCCGGTTTGCGCGTTAGTCTTGACGCGGTTGAAATCAATCGAGCTGCCGATAATCTGACCGGACCCGCTCACCGTCCAGATCGAGCGTTCCTCGAAGACGACCAGGACGCCCTCGTAATTGCCCACCGCGCCGACGATGAGATCCCCTTGCGTGTCGGCGTCCTGAAATTCGACGAAGTTCTCGGTCCACACCGAATCGGGATCACCGGGGTCCGAGTAGTAGCCGCGCTGCGGGAACGCATCCGTCCGCAGGTACCACATGCGCTGCTTGTGCGCGGCGGCGTGGTAGGTGATCGGCGGCGCTTCGCCGTGCGCGTCTAATGTCGGTTGTTCGATGATCGCGAGGTCGGCAATGTTATCGGTATACGCGACCGTCGCAATGCCCGTCACGTAATCGACGTAATAGAACACGTTGCCCGTGCCCGTCGTTCGATAGATTTCATAGCCGACGACGGTCGCGTCGGCGTCCGCCACCCAGCCCAGGAGCGCCGCGTTGGCCTGTAATGACAGCGACGTAGACGCGACGCTCCCCGGCTTGCGGACGCCCGTGGACGTGCGTGGGACGATCTTCCATTTGAAGGAGCCCGAGAGGACACCCGTCCCGCTGGCGGCCGAGGTCGGCGCGGCGAGCTGCGTCGCGCCGGCATTACTGATCGCACTCCCGCTCCATTGCCGCACGGCGACGACGCCGTTACAGATAAAGAGCGTGTCGCCGAACTGCGCGAAGTCACAGATCGAGTTGATCGAGCCCGCGCCGAAGTCCTGAATAAACGTCCACGTCACGCCTTCGTCGGTGGAGTACCAGATCTCAAATTCATTCGTGGCGTCATCGAAGCCGCCGATCAGTTGCCGCACGAACACGCCGCCCGCTGTCTGCCGGAACGGAAACAGGTTGCGGATGCGCGTGGCCGAACCGCCCGTGTTGGTCGTGACGGCGGCCCCTTGCGCGGAGTAGCCGAGGATGCGCTTCACGCGGGCGAACTGATCCATGTAAACGTTCTTTGACCCTCCGCTGGAGAAGATGTCAGCCAGAATGACGGAATTGATGCCGCTCTGCTCGCCCATGAAGGCGTCGATCAACTGAAGTCGCAGAGCTAAGGCGCCCATGACTAACTCTTCGGCTTCGGCGGGTTGATCGTCAGCGTGCCCTTCGCCATGTCGAAGGCACATTCGTCTTGAGCATCGAAGCCGTGGACCGCACCGAGATCATTCATCACGGCGGCGCGGGCGACTTCCGCATCCATCACGTCCGCGCGCAGGCGCATCTCTTGCGCCTGATACGTGGCCTTCGCCGCGCTCTCGGCCAGGACGGCGGCGCGCAGGCGTTTGCGATCCGCTTCAGTGAGCGTGATGACCTTCGGTGACGGGATCGAACGAAATGGTTTCGCCATGTTCAATCCGGCGAACCGCCAATTACCCCCGCCAAGAGGCCGTCCGCGATCAACTGATTCAGGATGCGCTTGTGGAGCGACGTAGTGGAAAGGTTTGCCTTGTTTAGGGCGATCATGAGCGTCGTCGCCTGCGGTCCAGAGTACTCCCGCGTCGCGGCCTCGCCGTTCGGCCCGATCAACCCCACGCGAATATACGCGCCGCCCCAATTCAACAGCAGGGAGTCCACGCGGTAACTCACCACGGACGGGACAGGGACGCTCAGCGTGACGATTTCAGCCATTATGACAAACTCCTTCTTCGCCCTTTACGCTGCTTCCCTGACCCACGCCGCCTCGCCAAACTTCTTGTTGAGACGTTTCAACAGTTGCTCTACTTCGATGCGAACGTACTTCCCCGTCCGCTTGTTCTCGCTGAGAAAGACCCAGTTCGGCGTCTGATCGTGCGGGGATAGCAAGGTCGCGGTACCGCCCGCGTCCATCACGCGCAATTCACCCGCCGTCGAATACAGACTGATGCCGTTGGCGAGCGTGCCGACGGGCGCGGTGCCGTCGAAGATGTCGAGACGCTTGGTGCCCGCCGTCGTGCCACGCGCGGCGGTGCCCCCGATTTGCAGACTTGACGTGAGATCCCATCGGCCGACTTCCGTCAAACCGGCGCTGTAAAAACGGATCGCGCCAGAGGCATTACCGCTAACAATCGACATGCCGTTGGTGCCATCGGCCTCCAGCAGCATCCCGTCGGCCAACGCGGGGCCACTCGGCGTGAATGTGGTGGACAACATCTGCCAGATGGAGCGCTGTGCGCTGCTATTGTTCCCGACCGCAAATTCGGCGTAGTTGCCTGTCCCGGCCGTGGAGTTCCGCACACGCAATGAATTGGCGCCCGTTCCGCCCGCGTTAAAGGCGTGTATCCCGAGGCCGTTGACGGTGAGCACGCCACTGACGAGCGAGGTCGTGATCCCCCCCGAGACGAGATCCAGCGTGTTTGCGGAGGATTCGGTGATGTGGGTGTCGCCAGTCGCCACTACGCCATCGAAATTGAATTTCTTCGCGGTGGCGATACCGACATCACCCGCCGCCGTGATTCGCAGACGTTCAGTTGCGACCGTGAAGAACCGCAGCACGCCAGCGGCATGGCTCGCTTGCAGACCGATGCCCCCAGCCCCGCCACTCGTGAATAAAGCGCTATCGGCCCCGGTGATGGCCCCACCAGCATAGGTCGTGGAATACAAAAACAGGGAACCTCGCTGCGCCGCCGCATCATTCCCAAGTTCCAATCCCGCGAGGGCGGCGATCCCGGTGGTGGTGTTCACCACACGCACCACCTGTGAGCCATTAAGGCCCGCGCTAAAGACATGCGCGCCAGCACCGTTGACCGTCAGGATGCCACCCACGGTGAGCGTGCCGGTGAAATTCGCCGCGCTGCTGACCGTCTGTCCGTTGATCGTGCCCGTGACCGTTTGGAGTCCACCGACCGCGAGGTCGCCCGTTAAGGTCAACGCGCTGGCGGTGATCGTACCCGTGACGATCACCGTCCCAAACGTCTTCGCCCCCGTGAAGGTCTGTACACCTTCTAACGTGGCAAGCGTCTTCCCCGCGAGTGAGGCTGAGCTATTGAGAACCTGAATCGACATGACTCCCCCTTTAGGAAGACAGGGACGTACGAAGGACTACCCGCCGGTACACGCAATCCGCACGTCGGCGCCGTCCACCCATGTGCTAAAATAGCGAGGCACGGCGAGATTATCACTCTCAGCCGCGCCTCTCACCACGGACCCTACGGAGGTCACATGGCTACCAAGCAGCTTACCAAAGCGTGCGAGACGTGCGGAACACGGTTCCACTATCCCTCGTGGCGACCGCTCGCGCAGTATTGCTCGAAACGCTGCGCGCGAAAGGGTGGCCACGGTTCCCTGCGAGAACGCATCTACGCGCAGATCGTCTATCTGCCGGATGCGCCAGGATGCTGGCTGTGGACGGGTTTGCTGACTCCGCACGGATATGGTCGGTCGAGCCACGACAGCAGGCACGTCATGGTGCATCGCCAAGTCTACGAATGGGAGCGCGGCCCGGTGCCTCGACATCTTGACTTGTGCCACCGATGTGACACGCCATGTTGCGTGAATCCCGAACACATGTTTATCGGCACACGCGCGGAGAACATGCAAGACGCCGCCGCGAAGGGACACACCACGAAGGGCATCACGAACGCGAACGCTAAGCTCTGCGATGCTGATATTCTCGCGATTCGGTTGGACGCACGGACGCAGCAGGCCATCGCCACCGACTACGGCGTGTCGAATTCCTTGATCGGACTGATCAAACGGCGCAGGATTTGGACCCATATTTAGCCGCCAATACAACTAATGCGTACGTCCGCGCCGTCCACCCACGCCAGCGCGGTCCCAGTTGTTCTGGTGAAGTTGGTGAACGTCGCCGAGGTCGCGGTCGAGGCCGTCATCTCGACCGCCGCCGTCGCCGAGGCCGTCACGTTGATCGCGCTGCAACTCCACGCATTCGCGGCGGCGGGGAGCGTGACGGCCAGGGTGGTGGTCGCCGCGCACGTCGTGCCGACATCGATCTGAAACGCGGCGGTCCCGTTTGACCACGTGACGGTCGGGGTCGTACAGGCCACGGGCACCGTCGGCGCGGTGTTGATCCACGCGGCCGAGGCAACCGTGATCGCGCCGCCCGTGCCGAGCGTGAAGCCGCCCGTGCAACTGAACACGGTGGACGTGGCGAAACAGACTTCGGTCCCGTTGGCACGGAAACTGACGATGCGCTGGCCCGAGGCCGTCTGATCGATGATCACCAGCGGCGCGGTGGGGCCGCTCTTGACCTGCATCGAGCCGTTGACCTGATCCCACTGCTGCGCGGACGCGGGCAGTGCCAGGATCAGCGCGACGATCACGAAGAGGGTCCGCATCAGTTCTCCCACAGGTCGGCGGTCAACCCCTCATTGCTCGTGGTGACGGGCGTCGTGATGCGGGCGCGGATCGCGCCGAATGGTCCCGTGCCGCGCCACATATCGACCGTGTTCGTCGTGGCCCAGGTGAACGTCGTCAGGACGGTCCACGTCCCGGCGAATTCCTTGTAGGGCGCCGCTTCGATCGAGACGACGCCCGACAACGTGCCCGGCCCCCACAGGATCGTGACGTTGAAGTGCGAGGACTGGCCGAGCGGTGACGCCGCGCCCGATCCGGTCAGGACGTTGGTGAGCAGGTTCGTGACCTTCAGCGCGCTCATGTGGTCTGCATCCTCGAATACTGCCGGCTCTGCGGACGTTGACGGGTCGGGTGACGCAGCATCTTGATCACGGGTCCGAACATCGCGGCGGCGATCCGTTCGATGTCGTCGGTCGGGTCCGCGACGCCGAGCGACAGGAGCCGATTCGCAAACGCCGCGATCGGATTCCTTACTTCATCGGGATACTCAAACGTCTGCGTCTGCGTGGTGATGGCGGTCTTCGCGAACAGGCCGTTGATGCGAACCGTATAGACCGCATCCGGCAACGGTTGCCAGTAGAGGTTCGCGCGATTGGTGTAGCACCCGACTGGCGCCCCGCGTCCGGTCGAGAACCCGCCGTTGAACGGCCAGCGCAGATTCGCCGCGTGCCCGCCGACATCTTGAATCACGTCGATTTCCCACGCGGGCAGGTTCGGCGTCGTGGCGGTGTTGAGATACCACATCGTATCGATCCTGAGCAGGCCCGTGGGCCACGTCGTCGCTTCCGTGTTCGCAACCGTCGCCGTGTTCGCGCTCGTCCCGAGCGTGTCGGGATGCGTCGCGAGGACCGCTTCAAACATGTCCTGCGCCATGTCGAGGGCGGTGATCGCCCGTGTCTCATCGGCCCCGCCCGCCGCGATGTCCAGTTCGTTATCCAGCACGGACATGGCCCCAAGCACGGCGGTGATGATCACCGGCTCGCCTCGCGCTGGCGCGCTTCGTCTTGCGCCACGTCACCGGGGAGCATCTTGCGGCGGCGCTCGGCGAGCCAGTTCGCGTGCCCGCGCGTCGGGATCTCGGTCCCGTCGTGATGCAGCGCCGCCTTGTTGCCGGCGCCGATGTTCTTTATTTGCAGGAAGCGGCGATAGTCTTCGGAGCGATCGTGATTCCCGTTCCGATGGATCGCATCCTTCGCCGCGTAGTCGCGATTGCGTTCGGCGACGCAGTGATCCCAGTACCGTTTGCCGTTGCCGAATTCCTTCGCGCTGCGGGAGTACAGGAACGAGAACACGCGGTTGTCGAGCGGCATCGGCTCGCCCTGGTTCGTGCGCCACTCGCAGAGCATCAGCCAGCCCGGCGACAGGTAGTGCGTCACGCGCGGTTGGCGATACCAGATCAGCCACGCGCGGGCGAAGACGAGCGGGGCGTTCGGCGGGGGGCGCAGGATGCGGACGCGATCGGTCAGGTCAATCGACCGCAGATCGCGCAGGAAGTCATCGGGCGGAAATTCCACGTCTTCGCGGTCGGGGTGCCAGTAGTAATCGAGCGCGGCATCGGGCAACACCGGCTCTGGAGCGGCAACGGGAATCCCGACGCGCTGTCCACCGGGGCCGATCTTGGAGCCCATCGGCATGATCAGGCCACGGGCACATTGGCGATGGCGCGGTGGCGCGCGACTTCGGTACGCGCCTTCATGCAGTGCGTGCGGGCCTCGGCGCGAGCCTTGTTGCGGGCGCGCGTGCCCTTGTCGGTGTCGAAGGAGGCGACGACCTTCTCGCAGATCGAACAGGTGTACGTCCCGTTGTCGTCGTAGGTGATGGCGTCGGGTTTTC